CTGTACCCACTCCTTGTATACCACGTACACGGTTTCCTGCCCCATCTTGTGTAATGTTGATTGTGGCATTGCTACCTGTTTGATCGATGTAGATACTGTTATCCACAGCATTTACTCCTACACTCATCACAAGGGCTAGCATTGTTATAGTTGCTTTAGCTAGACTTCTTGTCATATTAACTACCCCTTGGCCAATGGCCATTATTTTGTACTATCCTTGACCTGTGACCCCAACTGCTCCACCGGTGTTTCTTTAATCTTCCAGACTCCTTTACGGTCTCCTTCTTTGATTAATTCTACTACTGCTTGTTCAACTGCGGCTTTGATTGCATAGGTCCCAGGCTCGTTAATTGTTAAACCTGTTTCTGCTTCAAATGCCTTTGTACCCATATCAAAGAACTTTAGTGCTGTGATACTGTCAGATGAACTTAGTATTGTTTTTTGTACTGTAACTGTTGCCAGTACTTTACCTGTGTTTACGCTAACTGCTCGTAAACTTATTGTAACTGTGTCTTGCGACCACTGTGTTTGTTTACCAATGCCTAACCAACGTGCTCCTGCACCGCCGGAGTTAACTGATGTATCGTAACCTACAATACCACCTTCGATAATCATTCCTGCGAATAGCAATGGCATCAATGGTTTAGCATCCTTGCCTTCGTATGCTTCACGCATCTGGCGGATAATCAATCGCTCTTTAGTTAAGTTATCGACGCCCACACGCTCAACTACTTCAAACCATTGTCCTTGGCCGACATCCTGTAGTGCTTTAATTAAAAATGTTTCTGCACCCTGTGTAACTGCGGTTGATAAGCTGGCCACGTTTTGCTGTGGTCTACGTTGTCCTGTTTTGTCCTGAAAACTATAAACTGCTACGTTAACGGGCTTTCCGGCCGCAGGTGGAGGTAAACTGTCAAATTCTTTCTTGACATTTTCTCTTTGTGTAGTTACTGTAGGATCAGTTTCTGTTAAGCCAGTGCTTTGTATTACAGCACACCCGCTTAACATTAACATAACAGAAAGGGCAAGTATAGTCTTTTTCATATTAGAATTGGAACTGCCCCAACGGAATTGTTACCTGTGTTTGATTACCCACAGTATCAGTTACGGTCATGTATACATTACTAGAATCTTTGCTCCAAAATATAGTGTTGCCTTCGAAGTTTAATGTACCACTATTACTGCCACCGTTGGCAAACATAGCAGTAGCTAAGTTTTGCGAAATTTGGGCATAGATACGTGATTCTAGGTTATTTAAAAATTTAGCCAAGTTAGTATTCTTGGCATCTGCGGCCGCACGATCTAACGCAGATTGGATATCTTTTTGTATTTGTTGTCGTCGTGTAAACTCTTGGTTTTCTATGGTCAACACGTGGCTACTGTATCCTTGTCCGTTAAACGCAGGGCTTTTAAATTGAAAGTCATTTACAGGGGCCGCAGAAACGCAGACAGGTACCCATAGGATACCGGTCAAGAATAGAGTTACTGTTTTATTTTTATTCATACTCTAGCTCCTATTATTATTTAATAGGATCTAGAGCAATGATTATGTGACGTTAGATTGCTCTAAGTTTTGAATTCTACCAAGTATTTCGTCGTAAAATGTATCAACTTCACCGCCAAATTTGCCCATTAGATGCTCGTGTAAGTCTTTACATACTTTATAATTGCCTTCTTTGAATGCTTGTATAAAGTGATTGTGTAGCTTTATGGTGTGGTCAAGTTGCGTTAATTCGCCTAGGTTAATTTTATCAGCAGGTATAACACAAAATACGTCTAATGTTACACCATCCTTGGTAATAGTTTCTAAATCAAGTACTGTATACTTTTCTCTAAGTTGTGCGGCATGGTTTTTATCAAATATCAGTTGCATGTCATCTTTTCTCTATACTTAATTTATTATATATCTGTTGTACACCCTGTGCTTGATAAATGCAGTCAGCTAAAGCATTGTGGTGACCTGCACGACCTTTAACACGTGGATCGCCGTGTACTTTAAATAGTGTGCGACTATCGCTGATTTGCCAAAACTGCCAAGGAGTGGGCCAGCCATATTGACGATATAAGTTTTCCAGGATTGCAATATCAAATACTGGACCTTGTGCCCAAATATTGTTTACACCTACTAGAAAGCGATTAAGCTGTCGATACATATCGTCTATGCTAACACGACCGCCTTCGCCAATGGCTTCTTCCCTGACATCCTCAGGTTGAGTCATCCACCATTGTAGCGTATCCTCTTGTACTGTGCGTCCACGAGCAATTTGCTCATCGGCGTCTATGCGAAGATACAAGCCATCTTTGGGCTCATCTAACGTATAGGGATTAAATTTAACTGCACCCAAAGTGAGGATAACACACTCTGGGCGAGTTCCTAAAGTTTCTAAATCGAGCATTACGTCCATAATGCTATTATATACTATTATTTAGATTGTGTCAAGATACTATGGCTTTCTGCCATAACAACTCGTTTACGCAGGCTACTGGAACTAAAGGAATGATCTCGTCCATTATAGACAATTTCAATGCCACGCATCATACACTCATCGCGTCCAGTAAAATCCTTGTGTTCGTATTCTACACCAATGATACGTGCATCAACTGGTAGAATCAGCAACAGGTCAATAAGGTCCTGTTCAGTGGTATAAACAACCACTTCGTCAACGTAACGACATGCGGCCAATTGGATTTGGCGTTCCACAATACTCTGCACTGGTGGATTTTTTGTATCAGGGCGATCGATTGCGGCATTGGTTTGTAGTCCAGCAATTAAATAATCGCAATGATTTTTGGCTTCGGCCAACATGGCAATATGTCCAGCATGTAGCATGTCAAATTGACTAAAGGTAATGCCAATACGCTTACCTTGGGATTTAAGTTCTTTAATGTGATTAAAAATCAATTGTCTGGCTCCAGTTTAACCTGCAATGGGAATCCGTTATTACGAGCAAGTATAGTTACTTCTATACCTTTTTGTTCAGCAATCTCGTACGGCAAAGTTGCAACTACAGCCGATCCGTCTTCGTGTACTCTCATACAAAGGGCATGTGCATCTTCGGTATCATAATCAAACACACTACGCAGGCTTTCAATAACAAATTCCATAGTGGTAACTTCGTCATTGATGTAAATGATTTTGAATAGTGTCGGGGGTGCTAAATCGAGCTTTGGCTCAATTCGTGGTTTTACAGTTGCGTCGGTTTTAGTGTCTGCCATATTATATTTGAGTAACAATCAAGGGCGGGTGATTCCGCCCTTGTTATAGATTATATTACTTATTGAAAGTAATTGCAATCTTCTTAGGCTTCTTTTCTTCCGGAACAATATGTTCCAAAGCAATAGCAAGAATGCCGTTTTGTACTGTTGCGGCTTGTACTTCCACGTTGTCTGCTAACGTAAATGTACGAGTAAAGCTACGAGCACTAATGCCACGATGTAGATATTCTAAATCGGCTTTGTCCTCTGATTTAGCTTGTTCGCCTTTAACAGTTAATACACCGTCCTTTAACTCTACATCAAGCTCACTGTCTTTGAATCCAGCAACTGCTACTTCAACTACATAGTGGCTGTCGTCAAGTTTGGCAATGTTGTAGGGAGGATAGTTACCATCCATACGACTGTTCGCAAAAGTACGATTTAATTCGTCAAAGATGCGATCAAAGCCAATTGCATGGCGATGTAGTGTAGGTAAGTCAAGGGTAGATAATGTGAATTGTGTCATTTGTTTTCTCCTTTTCATAAGCAAGTAATGACTATAAAGTGTAGCCCGATTATCGGCACTACACATATATTTATACACGAATTTTTGAAATTAGTAAAGTTTTTTGGGCAAAGCTTCTTGTGCTAGCTTTTTCTTCCAACGACGAACAGCTTGGCTCTTGGCCTTTTTACGTGCTGTAGTTGGCTTTTCGTAAAATTCACGATCCTTGAGTTCTTGTAACTTGCCGGATTCCTGAATCTTTTTCTTAAACTTGCGTAGGGCTTTTTCCACGTTATCGTTAGTGACGATAACGGTACTGCCAGATAATGTAAAAGGTGGTTTTCTATAAGTCGTCATAAGTTTATTTAACTAAGTTAGGTGTTGCTTGATTTTTTACTGTTGCTTCTGTAATTTCTATACGCTTAATGCCCTGAGCTTTTAATTCTGCTACGCTGTACATATAGGGCATTAGTATAGTTTCAAGTATGCTCTTTAAACCACGAGCACCAACCTGCATATTATATGCTAACTCTGCGATAGCCGCAATACTTTCTGGTAAAAATTCCAGTTCCAATCCGTCCGATTCGAAATAAAATTGCATTTGTGCTATCAAGTTATTTTTTGGTTCTAGCAATATGCGTACTAAATCCTCAATAGTCAACTCGTTGATAGCAACGCTGATTGGAAAACGTCCAGTAAATTCTGGTATCATGCCAAACTTAACAAAGTCCTCAGGTATGGCTTTAGTTGAAACCACAGGTGTGACTTCATTTGTAAACCCAATGTTGCTACCACGCTGTCTACGTTCAATAATTTTATCTATTTCAACAAATGCCCCACCAGCAATAAACAGTATCTTGCTGGTGTCAATTTCAACTTGGTCCAGTGCTGGATGTTTTTTGCCACCAGTTACACTAACCCGACACTTAGTGCCTTCTACTAACTTTAGTAAGGCTTGCTGTACACCTTCGCCCGACACGTCACGGGTCAAACTAGCTGATTCACTTTTGCGAGTAATTTTATCTACTTCGTCGATAAACACAATACCCTGCTGGCATAGCTCAATATCGTTGTCGGCCTCGCTGAGCAAGCGAGCAATAACTGATTCTACATCTTCACCTACATAGCCTGCTTCGGTTAGTGTAGTGGCATCAGCAATAACGAATGGGACATTTAAGTATCGGGCAATGGTCTTGGCTAATAGTGTTTTGCCAGATCCTGTTGGACCATAGATAAGGATGTTACTTTTTTCTAGTTCAATGTCGCTGGTAAAGAAAGCACGTTTATAATGATTTACTACACCAACACTTAATGCAACTTTGGCATCATCCTGCCCAACAATGTAGTCGTCCAAGTGCTTTTTAATTTTTACAGGATCTAGTATGCGTGATATCTTTTTATCACTGCGTACTCGGTCGTTATTTTCTTTGTTTAGAATGTTGTTGCAAAGTGTAATACACTCATTGCAAATACCAGCATCGTTGGCAACGATTAGTTTATCAACTTCGTTACGACTTTTGCCGCAGAAATTACAATGTAGTGGTTGTACTGTGTTGTCTTGCATAGTCGATAAAATATTCTTGAGGATTTGCAATACGTTTGGTATTTGATAAAAAGTTCTTAGGGCCGTAATAGTAAGTGCGTGGTAAATCTATTAATCGATCCTTGTTTGGACTACATGCCGTGGCATCTGTGTTGACTATAATAGCATCGCTCGATTCGGCAACTTGTGACAACCAATCAATGTTATTCATTCCAGCATCATATACATACACATTAAAGTCTGTGCCTATGGTTTTACAAATCATAGCAACTGCTTGTATATCAGACCAAACAGGATCTATCAACAATACAGTATGGTTGACTTCGGTTGTAATATCAGGTGGTGTTATAAAATTACTGTGCATTCTTTCTTAGATATTCTTCAATTTGATCACGTTCAGCATCGTTTAGGTCTTCACTGTCGTAAGCACCAGACTCTAACTGAGCAATCAAATGTTTGATGTATTCTTCATTGTAAGTATAGCTGTCAGTTGATGATTTGTCAATTTCCAACCATTTAATGCCATTCCACTTGTATAGTTTATTTGGCAAATAGTCTACACGTAAAAACATGTCGCCTTTTTTAGGCTGTTGTGGAAACTCAGTACCGAAGTCACAATGTGATGCGGCCAACTGTTTGTGTGCGTTATCGGCGTGTGGTAATAAGTCCGGCATCATAACGCTAAGACTTTCACGGCTGTAGACTTTGCCATCTACACGAACATAATCGCTACCTTCAATGGGCTCAATTGATGGAATTTCGGGTTTTAGTTCTTCAGGAGTGGACTCTACATAATCGCCTGGGCGTTCTAACACATTGCCGTAATTGTTGGATAAACTAATTTGACGTTTAAGATCGTCAAGTTGAATTTGTAAATTTAGATTGCGTTCTAAACTGGTGTTGTTTTGTTCTTGCAGTTTATTGTAGTCTTGTGCTACTTCCGCCAGGGCAGTTTGTAATTGATTGAGTTCTTGGTCTTTTCTAGCAATCTCCTGGGCCAGTTGCTGTTCTCTTCGAAAAAATTCGCCCTCTGGGGCGGCCGCCTCCTGGCCGGCGTCTGCTGTTGATTGCGTGGTATCTGCTGTTACAGATTCTGCAGGTGGCTGAGAGCTTACCTCAGACTCAGTGGCTGTTGGTTCTTCCTGCTGACGGAAACTAGGAAACGGCCATAACTCATTTGCAGTGGGCAAAGCATCGGGCTTAACAGTTTCTGGTTCGTCTTGTTCGGGAATGTATTCTTGTGGTTGTGGAACTACATCGTTTATTGATTTACCTTTTTCGGGCTCATCTTCTTGGGCCCAACGAATGCTTTGTTGTGCGGCCAAGATTAGCACCAAGGCTAAAGGATCAAATACTGCAACAATAATCATAATAACCCATGTAACAGCTTTTTCTAGAATATTGGCGTCTGGATTATCTCCATAGATTAGGTTGGCAATATACTTAATTGGACCAACTTCAGCCTCGACCTTGCGTACTTCAGCGGCAATAGGCGCACGGGCATCGTTAAGTTCCGCAATAGACTGTTGCGACTTTTGTATTTCGGCTTGTAAGCGAGCACGTTCTTTCTGCTGGGAGCGACGCAGAGCCACAGCTTTGTCGGCACCTTTTTCATCTGTTGAGCGACCCAATACTTGGTCCACTCCTTCATCCATCTGTTTAAGTGCCTTACGGTTTGCTTCAATGTTGTCTTTTTCGGTTTTGATCTTTTCATCATATACTGCAATCTTACTTTGTACATCACCTGATACTAAATTTTGATCGTTGTGTGCTTTGCTTAAGAAACCAAAAATACCCATCGAAGTTATCAACATTAATATAACCACTGCTGGTAGTAGGTAAGCCTTAAATTGCATACTAGCACGATGCCAATTGTTCTTTAACCAAACTGCGGCAGTAACCTTACCCATTTCCAATACACCACCCATGATAAGAATAGGAATTACTGCACCAGAGAAAATGGCGGCGAGGCCGGTGATACTGTAATAAGCACCAACTATTTCAATTAGTAAAGCAACAGCTAAGGTAAAGTATCCGAATATCATAAGGTTATTTAGTGAGAGTTATTGGTATAATATACTAGATTAAATGGT